GGTCATCGTTAAGATTAGACAGGCTGATCAATGCCGAGCGGCGAACACCACCTACTACAACCACCTCGCCTGTCTTACAGGCAATGTCGTGACATTCGATGGGATAAAGACGACGACCTGCTGCCCGTTCAAACAACCTTGTTGTGAATTCGAACAGTTCGTTCAGGGGCTGAGGGCCACTAGAACGGCCACCAAAGGTCTTCAGACGTTCACCAGCAGCCCTTAGCGCAGACAAGTCCCATGTAGGCACTTTGCCTTCATACAGCAGCGAGATGAGTTCTCTGAAGGCTTTTGCCCAGCCTTCTTTGCTGTCCTCTACCTTGATCACATCATCACAGTTTTCAAAGTGGTCTGCGATAATAGGCAGCTTGTCTACGTTGTTACGCTCGACAGAGAACCCAACGCCTGTTCCGCACATCAGAATGTATAGAAGTTCATCAAACGCACGGGGATGATCTAAAGGCAGGTAGCTACAGTTGAAAGCAGCTAGGTGATTACGCGCAAGCGCTTTGCCTGCTGTCATCAAAGCCCTCATGCTGGGCATGATTTCCAGATTGAGAACAGCTTCTTTGAGTTCATCAATCTCTGGCTTTGTAATTGGCACGTTGTGCTTCTCTTCGATCCAACGAGTCATGTAATCAAAGTAGCGATCAACAGTTTCTGACCAGTCTTCACGACGGCCTTCTGCATCGAGCCAACGAGCGTAACGACTTTTATGTATAAAAGATTGGTAGTCTGTAGGCAGTAGGTTATTCATGAATCCTCTCCACGTTAACGCGGCCTACTTCTATATCGACATCGTGGAAGTATTCCCGGAGCAGTTCTTCAACCTGCTCTTCGACATTGTCGTCTGCGGGAACGATTGGTGAATCTTCATCCAGATCAACGATTAGAAGTACCCGCAGTTTCATTTGTTTTCGTACTCTTCTATTAACTTGTCCAAGTACCACCTGGCTTTTTTCAGATCTTCGAGGGGCTTGCCCTTGTATCTAAACCGCCAGAGGTACTTTATTGCCGTTCCTTGTAGGTGATATTCAAAGCCATCACCTGTGGCTGCTTGTATTGCCTCAATGCATTCAATGCTGTTTTCGTTGTAATGTGGTGGGCTGTTGACCATGTCCACGCCGGTCTGTTCAGGCGTTTTCTCAACGTGCTTTTGCTTATGATAATCTTCGTTGCGGATGCGCATGTATTCCTCGTGATGCATCAGGCCGAACCCTGTGTCTTGCCGAAGTTGATGCGAATTACATTGCCGTCTTCACGTTCAATATCCACGGCCTGATCTTCGTCTTCGTCTTCGCTTCGGATCTTCACGATGTTTGTTAATCTGTGCGCAACATTTTCATCTACTTCAGCCAACTCCAATGCAGCAGCTAACATGTGCGTGACATGCAGCATCATGCTGTGGTCGTTGTCGTCTAGGTCGTTGTCGCCATTCCAAGCGATCTTTACTTCGACATCACCCATCCACGCACCGTCTTCAACGGTTGGACTTACAATCACGACGTAGTCATTTAGATCGTACAATTTTCTTTTCCCCTTTGAATCTAATGAACTTGGTGCGGATGGCCTTGCCCTTTTCTCGCACCCAGTCTTCTGGAATTTCTTTGTCGTAGTAGCGAAAGCCGTTCTTGATGCACCAATCGGCGTAGCTGGATTTAGAACCCTTGCGCAGTTTCCTGCGGCTGCTTTCGAAAACAAAACGTATGTCTAGTTCAGGATGCTGTTGCTTGATCTTCAGGTGTTTCCTGCGATCTGCGGTAGTAAACATCCCCTTAATTTCAACGATCACACCGTTCATCAAGATGACGTCTGGTGTGTAGGTTCTGTAGGCTAGGTCTTCCCACTCAATCTTGGTCTGCTCGTAGGCAAACTTGACATTATCGTTGGTAAGTTTTTCGCAGATTACTTTTTCGAGTCCGCTGCGAAAGCCTAGTTTTCGGGCTGCTCTGTATGCTTTCGATGAATACATCAGTCGATATACGCAACCATTGGCTTCTCTTGAGCCGTAGAACAACGAGACGGTTCTTCTTTGATGCGACCATTCCAACAGTCGTATCGGAACGAGCAGAACCCACAGGCAACAGACAGCTTTTTATTGCCGGTAGGTTTGCGTCTGTAGAATTCTTCAACCGGCTCGTAACAACGGCGAAACTTATTAGCCTCTAGTTCAACAACCTTGTCCGCTATCTCTTGCACAACTTCGTTTTGATTAGGGATATCGTATGGAACAAACTTGAACTCCATTGAGTTCTTATTGAGAACGATCCACCCACCCGGTTCTACTTCATCGGCATGGGCGTAACCGCAAAGCTGGGCGACGTATCCGAATGTATCGTCGGCGGCTAGCTTTTCTGCAGATTCAAACTTGTTGTTGTAAGACCAGTTGCTGGCTGTCTTCACGTCCCAGACAGCATCGTCTAGTGTCAGGTCGTTAGTGCCTTTGATATTGGCTTCGCCAAACTTGCCTTCGACACTCTTGCTGTCTTCAAATGCAACACCCGCTTCCTTCATCACGCCCTTGAACACCGCCTCGACGATGTCACCGACGATCATGTTGAGCAGGAATACAGTGTTCTTATTTTCCGCTAGCTCTGGCTTGTTCTTCTGATACCAAAGCTGACAGTAAGGCCTGCCCACGTTGGACATGCGCCAACGAAACTTTTCTTCGCGAGTTTCTTGAAACTGTTTAGAAAGCGCCGTGGAGATTTCATCCACGACGCACTCTATTGTTTGATCAGACATTGCAACACTGCCATTGATGGCATTCTGCAACCACTGATGTATCTTCAGTTCATTAAGCTGCGTCATCTTCAACATCGATAAAGACATCTGCAGAGACGGTAGACATCAGCTTTTCTTCGTCGGCTGTTGCACTCTGACTGCTTTTATCTGTCCAGCTTGAGATGACGTACTCGTTGTACGACTTGATCCATTCAAGGAAGTCACTGAAGCGCTTCTGATCTTCATCATTGATCACGACAGCTTTCGTCAGGTCGAGAGATGGCACTGGTAGGAAGAAAGCGCCACCTGTCTGAAGCTCCTGCTCAGATGTGTCGAGTGTGATCTTATGCTGGATCGGAAGCTTGCGCTGCCTGCCCAACTGGTTGAACGGTTCGCCCATAGTTTTGAAGGCGGTCTTGTTGTCCACTTCCCAGATGAAAGGCATTGTACCGACCTCAACGGCGTTGCCGTTTTCGTCGATGGGATTGTTCATCTCGACTTCACCGAGGATGACACGAACACGGCGGATCTGCTTGATCGCCTCTTTCATCTCATCTGACAGGCTATCGAAGTCTTCGATGTAACCTGCTGGCTTACCGCAATTGAAACCACCAGCCGTATCTTTCAGATCGACTTGCAGATTCTCGTGCATCACAGTCTTGGTGAAATCATTCTTATCTGCGTTGTAACGCTTGTACATAAAGCGTTGCAGAAACGGGCGGATAGTAACCGTCTCTGCGAAGTAGGTAGGTCCGTCTGGTACTTCCAGCTTGTACGTACCGCCGCTGACCACTTCCATGTTCACGTTCTTGCCGTTTACTTCTGCCTCACCCATTACAGGTGAGTGATTGATGCGTAGTCGGGCAAGGGTACTAGCTTGCTTACGCTCACTAGATGTCTCGTTAGCAATACCCATTGCCTTTGCCATTGCGGCGTAATTGTTAGTGTCAATTGTTGTTAGTTCCATGTGTTTTATACTCCTTCTTTCGAGTTAGAATCCATAGTTATATCACGACACATCGTGTGTGTCAAGCCAGTTGGGGCCAATTTTTGCCTCTAGTTCCAGTGGAACATTGAATACCAACCCCCAACGTAAGGTAATCAAGTCAGGCAACTCTTTGTTAGTCCGGTGTATTATGTCGATGACTCTCCTTTCTTCATCTGGGTGTACGTCAATGACGATTGAATCATGTACTGTGTTTACCACACATGACTGCATGCCGTCAAGTAGTTTATCAATGTGCAGCAGTGCAATTGGAACAATATCCGCTGTTGCAAATGACTGCACTGGGTAGTTCTTGATCTGTGTGAAGTTACTCACACGGCCACGGGCATTACGGCTCACATCAGGAAAGGCAAACTCACGGCCAGACGGTGTAGTGATCTTGCCTGTGGCTATAGCTTCTTTAGCCAGTCGGGCATGCCATAGTTCGATGCCCTTGTACTTCTTCGTGAAGTGGGTGTAGTACTCCGCTTCTGCTGGTGTTCTACCGAAGCCGGTGGCACCGTATAATGGTGCGAAGGTATGCGCTTTCGCAGTCTGCCTATCCGTAGGCTGACCAGCATC